CATGTACAAGATTGTTAGCCCCCGTGTAGGAACCCCCGGTGATGAGTTTGTGCCCGTTGCAGGCGTCAACCTTGACGCTCTTATTGCTGGTGGCTTTATTATCGAAGTCGGAAAACCTAAAACAGCAAAACCCAAAGGTGATAACATCACCACAGACAAGGAGACAGAATAATGTCCAGTAGCACATACCTCTCAAACCCCGTAGTAACTGTGAACTCAGTAGACCTGAGCAACCAGTGCACAAGCGCCACCGTTACTCACCGTTTTGATCAATTAGAGTCCACCGCTTTTGGTCAAACAGATCGCACCTATGTAAAGGGTTTAGGCAACCATGAAGTGACTTTGTCGCTCTATATGTCCTATGCCGCTTCGGAGACTTACGCTACTCTTGCGTCATTGGTCGGCACCACAACCACATTGCGTGTACAGCCTGCAGCGCCCCCCGACTCCGCTACAAACCCGGGTTTTGTTCTTACTGGCGCGTTTCTTGCCGAACTTCCAGTTATTAACGCCACTATGGGCGAACTTTCTACCGTGGACGTCACTTTTACTGGTGGCGTGTACTCCGTAGACGTAACACCGTAACCCGGTCAGACTCTGACCCCGACTAAGGAGACAACATGAAACTTACACTCGCTGTAGACCTCGGAGAAGGCCCCGTACAGGTCGCTACTAACCTGTATGTGATTGTGCAGTACGAACGCAAGTACAAGCGCAAAGCATCCGAAATGGCTTCGTCTATCGGCTACGAGGATTTGTTGTTTCTTGCCTACGAGTCGTGCAAGGTTCACGGCATCACAGTGCCCGTAGTCTTTGACGACTTCATCAAACGCGCCGTGTCCATTGAGGTAGTTAGTCAGGACGATGACGCAAACCCTACCCAAGGGCCACATACCGATACGCATTAGCAGCTCTGCTACTTCGCACAGGCTATTGGCCCAATGGGATAGACTTCGACATCAAAGACCTGCACACGGTTGATGCCATAGTCAAGGAACAAGCGAAAAATGCCCGTTAGCGCAAAAGTAGAGATTATTGGCGCTAAGGATGCTATTCGCTCGCTTAACAAGATTGAGCCGGGTTTGCGTAAAGAGTTTGGCAAAGAGGCGACCCGTATTGCACAGCCTGCCATTGTTGAGGCACAAGGCACATATCAGCGCATCGGTATGCCGTTGTCGGGCATGTCCCGCAACTGGACAGCGGGCAACCGCAAGATTTTCCCGTATGACGTGGCTAAAGCGGTTCGTGGCGTAAAGGTCAAACTGCAAGGCGACCGCCGTGTGACCTCAGTGATTCTTTTAGAACAGCGTGATGTTGCGACAGCCGTGTGGGAAACCGCAGGACGCGCAACCCCAAACCGTTTAGGCGATCAGTTAGGGCAGTTGTCACCGGGGCGTTCTCGTGTACTTGGGCCGTCACTGTTTCGCAAGCGTGCCGAGGTGCAGGGTGAAATGGAACAGGCAATGCTTAACGTGGTGCGCCGTGTAGAAAAGGAACTTAAATAATGGCTTTATCTATTCCAATCATTTCCGAGTTTGACGGTAAAGGTTTTGACAAGTTTAAGCGCGAACTAGATCAGGCAGAAACAAACAGCAAAAAGGCTGGCATCGTAATGAAAAAGGCTTTTGTGCCTGCTTCTATTGCTATTGCTGGACTTGCTACTGGTTTGTTTGATGCCGTAAAAGGCGCTATTGAAGATGAAGCTGCTTCAGACAAACTTGCCAACACCCTTAAACGAGTTTCTGGGGCTACCGAAGATTCCATAAAAAAGGCAGAAGATTGGATTACCCAACAGGGTAAAACTCTTGGATTTTCAGATGACGAACTACGCCCCGCATTAGGCCGTTTAGCAACCGCCACTGGCGATGTTACTAAAGCACAAGACATTCTCAGAGATGCAATGGACATTGCTACTCAAAAAGGTGTTCCTCTTGAAACAGTAGTAAAAAGCCTAGAAAAAGCCTACGGCGGGAACATGACTGCCCTGCAAAAACTGTTTCCCGAATATCGCGACATGATTAAAGCGGGAGCAACTTTTGAGGAAGTTATGGCTGAGGTGGCTAAAACCACTGGCGGGGCAGCTGCGGATGCTGCGAACACTGCGCAGGGAAAGTTTGAGCGTTTAGGGATTGCTCTTGGCGAGACTAAAGAATCTATTGGTGCTGCACTTTTGCCAGCAGTAGAAGCAGTTTTGCCATTCTTGCAAACCTTTGCACAATGGGCACAAGATAATCCAAACACTTTTCTTGCCATTGCTGGTGCTGTTGCCGCTATTGCTGGGGCCATTGTTGCTGTCAACATTGCTATGGCTCTTAACCCTTTTGCCCTTATTGCTGGCGCAGTTGTTGGCCTTGCCGCTTTGCTTGTTATTGCATATAAAAAGTTTGAGCCGTTCCGCACCATTGTTGATGACATTTTTGGTCGGATGAAATGGTGGATAAATAATGTGACTATTCCCGCAGTGCAAACATTGCTTACTGTGTTTAAGTCAGTTTTTAATGGTATTGCAAGCGCGTGGAACAACACCGTTGGCAAAGTTAAGTTTACTGTTCCCGGCTGGGTTCCCGGTATTGGCGGTAAAGGCTTCGACATGCCAGACATCCCGATGTTGGCTAATGGTGGCATCGTGACAGGGCCTACCTTGGCGATGATTGGCGAGGCTGGCCCAGAGGCCGTTATCCCGTTAGATCGCATGGGTTCTATGGGCGGCAACAACGTGACTATCAACGTGCAGGGCGCAGACCCTAACGCCGTGGTAGACGCACTACGCACCTACATGTTCCGTAACGGTTCCGTACCCATTCGAGTGTCGTAATGGCTGACGTTGTTTTTAAGGCGTACTGGTATCCCGCTAGCGGTACTTTTTTTGACGGGCAGTATTTAGACGACTTGCAGACGGTGAACATCACCACAGGCCGTAAAAACGTACAAGACCCATATAAGGCTGGCACTGCAAACATTGAGGGCAGAAACCCCGCAGACTTACCTGTCATTGAGGTAGGAGATTTTTTACGGATTGAGGCGTACCCGCCAGACGAATCTGTGCAGTATTTTATGTTTCAGGGGCGTATTGCCGATGTGCAGATACAGTACGGTTTCGTTCCTGCACTTGATCGCTACACAATTTTTGCTGAAGATGCGCTGGCTAACGCTGGCAGGTTAAATGTTAATGGTTCTTGGGTAGCAGGGATTACTACAGCCGAAGCAGCCGATGACATCCTTGCTGGCACTGGTGTCCCAATTACTTTTCCAACTCCGTTAAAAGCTGGCGCAAGCAAAGTGTCCGCGCAGACCTTGACTAACGCCAATTTGCTGACGGTGTTAAACGAGTTAATCGCTACGGAGCAGGGCAGCATTACGGGCGGTGCAAGTGACTCGATTATTTGGCAGGGCCGTCAAGAGTTTACGGTGTCTAATCCTTCTGCTTTGTTTACAGATGACCCCCAAGAGGTCAGTGTCACACCACAAATTGCTTATGATGTGCTGAACTTTGCGAGCCTTGCCGACAACGTTGCTGCGAAGGTCATTGTGACCCCAGAAGGTTTAGCACCTCAAACCTTTGGTAGTGGTACTAAGTCGTTTGAGATGAAGTCCTACGATCAGACAACTTCGCAGGCTGGCGACCTTGCGGCGTATGTGCAAAGCACCTTAACGCAAGCGACTGATGTGCCTTACTCAATTAGTTCTCGTACTTCGTTGCAGTCTGATTTGTTTTTAATTGCTTTGGCGTCCACTGGTGCGCAGGAGCGAAACTTTGTTGAGGTTGAGTTGCGGGGAACTATTTATAATTGCATTATTAACGGCGCTACTGTGTCCTCTGATCCGCAGGATACGCGTGTGCAGCTGTATTTGTTTGCTGCTGATTTGTCGGCGTTTTTTGTTTTGGACGATGATTTTTATGGTGTTTTACAAGATGATGGCCCACCGGCCTTTAATAACAAGTTAGGATTTTAGTTATGCCAGTTCCAGATTTTTCGCCGGGTGAGGTTTTGACCGCTGCCGCTATGGACTCGATAGGTCTGTGGCTGGTTAAGACCCAGACGGTAGGCACAGGCGTTTCCAGCGTCACCGTCACAGATGCTTTTAGCAGTACATACGACAAATACTTAGTAACCGTAGATGGAGTGCAAGGTTCTTCACTGGCTGACTTACGACTACAACTTGGAAGCACAACCACGGGGTATTTTGGATTTATTGTTTATGGAATTGTGAGTTCCGCAGGAGTTTTTGGCATCAATCAAAACAACGGAGCAAATTTTGGCTATGTTGGAAATGTTAATAACACAGGACTAACCACTAGCGCAATGACAATTGGCGACCCATTTCGAGCAGGCAACACCTACATTTCGACACCCTATATCGGCGTTGTATCTACAAGCGCTTTTGGCTCTTTCCAAGGCATGCAAAATAGTAGTACACAATTTACCGCTTTTACATTGATTCCCGGATTAGGAACGCTCACAGGTGGAACTATCCGCGTTTATGGATACAGGAAATAACAATGAGCAACCCACTAATCCAAATAGACGACCTAGTGCGTGAAATGACCGATGAGGAACACGCCCAATACCTAGAAAGCATTGCCAATGCGCCTACGCCACTTACTGCCGATAGCCCTACTGACGTTTAGCCTGACCGCCTGCGCAGACCGCACACGCGAAAACTGCGACACCACCAAAGCAGACGGAACACTAGAAAGAAAATGCCCATGAAACCCGAAAACCGTTTAACCAACGAAGAAATAAAAGCCCGCCTAATCCTCATCGTAGGCATCGCACTATCGTTCTCATTCGTAGCAGCCATAGTGTCACTGATCTACGGCCTGCTGTTCGTGGTGCAACCAGTCGAGCAAGCCCCCAACGACGCCGAAGCATGGGCAGTGCTTAGCCCAATGCTTATGACCCTCGCAGGTGGCCTTATTGGCTTACTCGCAGGCAACGGACTTAAAGACAAGCCGAAAGACCCGCCAAGTGCCCCGTAAATACACAGGCAACTCTGACGGCAACCA